TATTAAATTTCGTAACTTTTTGTAATATTCTGTCAAATCCTCCGGTTTGACTTCCGGTTCTTTACGGCTGATGGAAGTAGATGAGGATTTAATCTCTGTGACAACACCGTCTTTTAAAACCATTGTCATATTAGAGGTATAAATTTCTTCTCTCTCTCTTATATTCATCGAGCCGTCAGGTGCAGGTTCAATAGCACCATCCTTTTCAACATAGACCTGAGTACCTTTTGAAAGCCAGTCTTGATATAAAATGACCGTACCGTCTTTTAAAGTCTCTTTTCTCATTTTGGTTATATCCATAACCGTCCTTTTTTCCTCTCCAGGAATGATTGACTTTTCCATTGTCTTTATATTAGTTAAACTTCTTACTGCAACAGTGGTATCTGAATATGCCTCACGGTAAACTGGAGAAACATCAAATATTGAATCAAACTTTGTTATTGTTCTTAAATAAGTCCCATTATCTCGTTTCTCCCAACTCTGCCCGTCAGCCGATACAGCAAAAGCAAATGAAGAAGTCCGAATATCACCCCTGCGAACACCCGATAATAACTCATCACCTAACACCGTATCGGGAGCCTCAAAAGAATATTTAACACCTGATTTATCAATAGTCAAATCAAGCGTCCCTTCTCCATTGGTACTTCTGGCAAGGACTCCTTTAGATTCGTCATGGTTGAGAAGTGCCAGAACATCAGAGCTTTCTAATACCCCATCAACCGCCTCCGGCTTTATCATCTCTGTAAATCCACCCAAATCCTTAGATTCTTTATTAAAGACAATTCCATAGCCTTCAATCTTTCTTGTCCGCTTGACTAATCTAATCTCTGAATTAGTAACGTCAATACATCTAATTTCCTTTTCCATCGCTTGTTACATTTGTGTTTTTATTCTGATCCGGTGTAGGCTCCTTGCCTAACTCCGCTAAATTAACTTGTACATACTTCTTATTGCCTTTAGGATCAAGCGGCAGATTCATTTCACGACATATGTCATTAGGTGAATAAGCACCAACTTGAAACATACTGGTATAATAATTTGCAAGAGTATCAAGATCCGCAGAACGCATCTCCCGCACTCTTAAAATAGCCTTTATTCTCTTCCGCTGGCTTGGCCGATAAAACTTCCGATTAACCTCATTGTCTATTTTCCGTGCCAAAGGAGTCATGGTATCTGTTATATATCCAAGCTGATAACTCTCAGCTGAAGCATACGCCGCACTTGACGTATCAAATGCCTTCGATGGGTGAACACCAAAAAACCGGCATATATCAATTACATTAAACTGTCTTGTTTCAAGCATCTGGGCATCCTTCGGATTGACCTGTACCGGCTTAAACTCTGCACCCCCTTCCATGACAGCCACACCCCCAGCGATACCGGTAGTTGAAGAAAGTTCAAATGCCGAACCCCATGCCGTCTTTAATGCCTCAGCCTTTGTAGGATCTATCTTGCCAGGCACAGAGATAATTCCAGAAAGGTTTGCCCCAGATGAGAAAAACCCCTTTGCCTGACCATCTGACGAAGCAGCCAAACTTGTTATATTCATTGCATGATTGAGTGTAGATACTCCCAACAGACCATCATAAGAGAAATTAAGTACATGGATCATATCTTCCCCATCTATAACATCGTCCATATTTGTATATGGATGCTTATGCACATAGTAAACACTAAGATCCCCTCTTACATACATAGTAACTGCCCCTGTGCATAATTCCATTCCTACCGGATCACCAAACTCACTACGGAATATCTTTGCATAAGCATTACCCTCAAGTTCAATCTTTGATACAAATGTTTTCCAGAATGTATAAGACGAACATGATGGATTGGGCTGCCTGTTCAGTATTGAATAAGAAAAATGGCTATCATCTTTAACCCACTCCAGATCACCCTTGTATGTAAGTATATCCCAGGGCATAGCCGCTATGTCGTTACTCTTCACATCAACACAACGATATACAGCACTAAGTTTCATTGACTGCATTGCAGAAAGAGAAGCTGTCGCCCCTCCCCAGGGTAACCCAAGTGCATCCGTAGGCCCAATAGTTATACTTCGGCTCTCAGGTTCTTTTTTCCTTATCTCATATCCGAATAATTTCATATCAATAGATTGATCCTGTATATATATTTTCATTCCGTATCACACAAGCGGCATCAGATTGTATCATAGCTATCACACCATCTATCTTCTGAGCAGCTTTCGATTTATCAGGTTTCATATTCCCGTTGTAATCTGATCGCATAACTACATTGCGAAAGCAAAACCGTGTTATAGGATTATCATCAAATATAGCATCTCCACAGAGTATTGAACGCTCAAGTTCTTTTGTTGGTGCATTAAAATTACCTATCGACTGGCTAAATGGTTCTAATGGCAATCCTATTTCTGTACAATTTATAGCCCATTGATTTGCATTCCATTTATCATAATGTATCTTAAAAATAGAACATACCTTAGATACTTCAATTATGTCTTTAGTTATGTAGTCATAATCCGTAACATTCCCCGGAGTGACGGTCAACCATCCCATACGATGCCATTGCTTATACATTTCCCTGTTAGCAGCAGTATTTAAACTCTCAAACGGAAGGTAATATTTGAGGATAAAATATTTTTTACCCTCTTTAAAAAACTCATAACTCACAGCAGTCATATCCTGAGTGCTGCCCAGGTCAACACCAATGAAACACTCCTCGCTCTGGAATGCAGAAAACTCCAGCTTCCCTGTAGCCTTTAAGATATATTCATCCGGTATCCATACCTGCTCCGAGTCACACCAAACATTAAGATTCTTGGTTTTTATCCCAACTTCATCTGAAGGATTATTCCGTGCCTGTATAACCTGTTTTTCAATAAATGCCGAATTGACCGTTACACCCAAATTAGGATTAGCCTTAATCCAATTCTTCGGATCTTGCCAATCATCTTCCTCGTCCAGAGTATATATTACTGAAAACATTGAATCATCTTCTTTTACCCCGGCAATGACCTCTGAGCATACTGTCCTTAATGAATAGCATGGAAGTGCTTTATTAAATCCAGCAGTAGTGATAGTTAGTAAAATAGGATTCTCACGCATCGCCATTGAAGAACGGATAACATCCCTAACCTTAGAATCGGGTGCAGAATGATACTCATCTACAATGCCAAATGAACAGTTAAACCCATCCAGTTTATCAGAATCTGATGCTAATACTTTAAGCATTGAATTTGTCTCGTCAAATAGAATATCTGACCTATATCTTCGTAGATATTCCCCTCCGGGATCAAAACCCTTGCAGAACTTAGATGTCATATTATAACATATATGAGCCTGTTCTTTTGAGTTAGCTGCTATCAATACCTGGGCTGCATCTTCACCGTCTGCCATAAGATGATATAGTCCCAGACCGGAAGCAAAAGCCGTCTTCCCATTCTTACGTCCAAGTTCAAGGTATGCTGTTTGAAATCTACGCTGTGTAAGGTCCGATCCTGCCCAGTAAAATCCGTAGATGTTCGCTATAATGAAAACCTGCCAGGGCTTCAAATCAAAGTGATTCCCAGAGTGACGACCTTCAAAATGTTTTAGGGATGAGAAAAATTCAAGAACTTGCTGTACTTTACTCTCACTAAACTCCAGATCAGTACGTTGTAAATCTTTCTTAAATCTATTGATAGCATTCTTAACATGAGAACATGAAAGGATGGCTCCCGATTCAATGTCTGATATATACTTATCAATGATCTTCACTAATTCATAATAGTTCCCCTTATTGCTACTTTTAAACTTTTTTCTTCCGAACTTCAGACTTCGGAATTATTACTGCTTTCTCAACTATTGTGTCAGGTACAAAATCAAAATCCAATATCCCATGTTTAAATAAATGAGTATTCATTATTGGATTTGGATGCATATGATGAGTAAGCAAAAATAACTGTCGTTTCTTTGATGCTTCAAAATCATCACAGGTTACCTGCATTAATACAAGTGACGGATTCGATTTACTAATTATTCTGTACTTCAGCATTCACCTTTTTTTTTGACTCTTTCAAAAACTTAACTATATCGCTATCTTCTTTTGCCCTCTCCTTTGGTTTGCTTATCTCTTTACGGCTCTTAGGCGACAATCCGAATGAATCCATCATCTTATTGAGCTGTATCTGCGATTCAAGTTGAATCTTTATACATGGATGGGCCTTGCGCTCACCCCGGGGAGACGTTATCAGCATCCCTTCATTATAGAGTATATTAGTTGCCTCGATGTAATTATGATAAGTGTTACCTATCAGCTTCAGCGTATCTTCATCGAGTGATGTCAGGATGTTCTGCTCCCTTAAAAGAGTGGTAAGATTATCCAGAAACGCTTGCGCTTCGGGACATAGTGAAGATTGTTTAATAGCTTTCTTCTTCATTCTTTATAGAATAAAAGACAAATATAATTCTTATTTAGACTAAATACAAATAATTTTTTCAACACCTCTTTATACTTTTATGTCTTATCTCATGACATGGCTCGCAAAGACTCTCAAGATTATCCCAGTCAAATGCCAGTGTCTCAATCTCTTCCTTTGTATTCCCTGTATCAAATGGGACTATATGATGAACCTCTG